TTTATAACCGTTCTGGAACTCTCTCAAATTATTATTATACACGGCTACAGTACCAAATCCTTCTAAATCCTCATCAATTTCTGATTGAACAGAAAAATCTAATACTTCAATTTCTACTTCTTGTTCTATCGAAATATTCTCTACACAACTAAATACAGAGCCGGCTAGTGCATCTGCCATATCTTTTGAACCACCGGACGGGTGATCAATTTTATTATTACTAAACAATCTGAGCTTTAGAAGCTCTTCATTTACCAATATCTCGTTCCAGTAACCTCTTAATCTTGTATCATATATTGATGTCATTAATGTGTCATAATCAGTTTTCTTAACGCTGTGAAAGTCTGCAGCGATTCCTTGAGCTCTCAAAGTCTGAATCATTTCAATAGACTGCCATCTATCAAATGTAACTTTAGCTACATCAAATTTTCTGCATAGATCGACTATCATTTGCCGCACAGAAGCAAAATTAATTTCTTCACCAGGGGCGGCTTCCCATGAATACACAAGATCAACATTTATTACTGGTAATTTTTCTACGCCCATTGAAGTTTTAACTTCTTTAAATCCAGCACAATGAGTCATACAAAGTGCAGACCTATCTCTTTTAAACCCTAAGTCAATGTGTATGAATCTTCTGTGGGCATCAGAATTGTTAAACCATTTATGAAATCTACCTTCTTCATCTACCGGATCATCTGAATACATAAATGCTTTTCTAACTAAATCTTCATCTCTAAAATATGCATCTTCCATTGTAGGTGGTTCACACTCAAATCTCGATGCAGCTTCTACTGGATTTCTTATATACTCAGACTCTAAATCTGATCTTTTTATAGTTGGATTAACTTCCCAAGTAGCTGCTTTTATACACCATGTTTTTGGCTCTTTCTTTTGTATAGAACCAAAATATCTCTGTTGAATAAAGTCCCCTTTATATCTTGGGAATGACAATAGAATAACTTTACCGACTTCCGGGAATCTTGACATTACAGATAACTTACTCATGTTATAAATTGCAGAAGCTGAACCCTTAGCTCGCGTATCGCCTTTTAATTCACTATCTGTTTTAAAAGCTGAGATTTCATCCAATACTATAGTTAATACCTCATAACCTTCCCAACCTTCACTTTCTGAGTGACCTGAGAATAACCTAACCGGTCTGGAAAAGAAAAATATTTCTGAAACTCTAGGCTCAAAACCAACGCTATTAAAATATGGAGATCCAAGCAATAGATTTTTTAACGGCTCAAAGAAAACTCTCTGGGCCTGCTGTGCGTTTACAGCAAGATTTAATAAGTCAACATATACGCCATTTGCTTTACCGTAATAACCGAGAGGATCGCGTAAACAATGTAGCAAATACGCCGTGTAAGCAATTGAAATTCTGCTACAGTGGTCTTTTCCAGAACCTTTACCTAACATGCAAATTACTTCATTATCTGTATATTTCTTATAGTATTCGAGACCTTCATGTTCACCCATAAGCTTTTGCAAAGTAGGCAGCTTAAAAATTTGCGTACTGTGTTTAACTATTTCAAGTTGTATCTCAGACAATGGCGGGAGACCAAGATATTTCTTATCTTGTACGAATGTTTCAATAGATACAGGAGACTCCATCAATTCGTCTTGCCTAAGCAATCTATCAAAGTCTGCATATTCCAAATTAATTCCAAGGTACTCAGACATAATTATTTACCAAAGTATGACATAAAGGGGTCAAAACCCGTTCTCAAATTCTGATGAATTGACATAAAGCCCCCAAAACCCGTTCTCAAATTCTGATAGATTGACATAAAGCCCCTAATTAGTGGTCTCAAATTCTGATGACTCTACATCAATCGGATCATCTACAGATAAATCAACATGTTCACCGGACATGATTTCAAATGCTATTTCTAACTCTTTCCTAACCTCTTCTGCAATCTTAGGATGTTTTGAAATAACATCCCTTAAGATTTTAGAAAGAATTTGATTTACATTCTCTGCCTTCTGCATTCTTGCAATGTACTCCCCATCGGCCTGATTGCCGCCCATCAACTTATGCAGCTGAGCCTTTTTGGAAGCGATTTCCCCGGCAAGCTTAATTGCTTGTATTCTTGCAGCAACCATCCCATTGTCGGTTGCAATAGTAATTGTTTCCCAAGCCTCTTTGCTTAACTGATCAAATTCCTGCAGGGCCTTGATTGTATTAAATTGAACCCTTTCAAGAAAATATGGATCATCCTGTACAGTTTTATTTAAAATATTCTTATACTCTGCTATATACTCTTTAACTTCGTTGGGCTTCAAAGACATTAAAGCCCCAATTTCTCTGCCGCTATACCCTTTAACGTGTAGCAGCCCAACCTGCTCTACATCTTTAATTTTCTCAATTAAAGATTTATTTACAACGTGTTCGATATCTGACATAATCTCTCTTTATATTGTTGAGTGACTTTACTCCAAGTAAGATTTTCGTGGACCCAATTCGCCCCGTCAAATGTTTTCTTAGCTACCTCATCATAGTTGTTTACAACATATACCATTTTATCACATAAATCATCGAAATCCGGCTCCGCCCAATCTCCGCAGCCTTCGTAAATGCCAAACATACTCTTCACTCCCCACTTATAATTGAGCGGTACAGACAGGTGCGCAAACTCCGTGCATGCTGTTGCATTAGTGCAGATAGTTGGAATACCTTTAGCAATTCCTTGCAATGGCAACAAGCCCCATCCTTCACCGCTTGTTGGATATAACACGCAGTCCGCTTCTTCATACACCTCGGACAATTCCTCTTCGCTAACCTGCCAGTCAATGACTTTAATTCTTGAATGTTCTTTTAACATCATTCTTGTGTCGAGCACATCGTGATTTATTCTTGCGTCTGGAGGCCCGTTTGATTTATAAATAAGACTGAACCTATCGTCTCCGCCAAACAGCTTTATAAAAGCGCTTACAGACATCTGGGAGTTCTTCCTGGTGGAGGGAGAGCCTATGCTTAAGAAGGTAAACTTCTCTTTTCTACGCCTTGGTTTAAAAGGGGGCTTGTAATAGTGATCATTGATGCCTAGTTTAAAATCATACACTGGTATTTTTACACCTGAATTTACAAATACATCTTTAGCCCACCTCGATGTAGTCCACAACTCATCAGCTGTGTTTATAGCATCTGTCCACCTAGAAGGGATTTTATTTGTTTCCCAATATGTAAACAAAATATTGTAACCAGGTCTTCTCCTAAACATTGTTGGCAGTGCATTATGAATATGAACATCGCCAGGAGATGAAGGTGAATATTGCACCCCTATGCCATTAGCTATCAAATCACCTATTTCGGCTGGAATGGTCACTGGAGAAAACGTGTTGGATTCAATTAAATCAAAATCATTCTTAAGATGAGACTTTAGATGATAGGCGGCATCGCCATATCCCTCAGACTTGCTCGGTATAACTGCTGTCGCCCAGTGAATCTTCATCTATTTTAAACCCGATCTCCCCGCCTGCGTCCTTGGCTTCTTGCTTTAATCTCGGCAACGGCAGCCCATGAACCTTTGTATACTCGACTCTGTAATTATACCACCCCTGAACGGCCCTCCACATTTTATCATCAGTAGAGTTTGACAGTTCCTGCAGTTCTTCTGTTGAAATAAGAAAGCTCAATACTCCCAGAGGCATAAAAACCACTACATCGTAATTTGAATCTTTATCTTTTGCATATTTCTTTAACAACAATTGAAATTGCCTGATTGTATCCTCTACAGGCTCTCCGGCAAAGAAATCAATGTTGCCGTAAGCATTTCTAATACGAGGGCAGTAATCATCAACACCCACTATTGTCCCAAAACTCCTGCACACCATCGGTCTAAAACCATAAATAGTGCACCCGTTGTCATAGAGCGCACACCATTTCTTTGTTTCCCCACCAAACTCCCAGGTGTTGTCGTACATTGCATTCTTCAACTTAGCAATGACTTTATTAAAATTATCTTTTGCAAACTCTTCGCCCTTATTCTCCATATCTAAGTAGTATTGCTTGTTAATGTTATAAGCAATGTTTGCGCACTCAGCCATGTGAATTGTTATTCCAATCTTGCAACAATCCCCTTTCCCAAGGCACTTAAACTTTGTCTGGTTCTGTTTAGCCTCCAGGACGCGAACTTGATTATACAGCATGTCCATCTCACCAAAAATAGAAATGTCAGTTACAGCTACTCTTCTTTGCATGATTATTTAAAACCCTTCTTTCTCATTTGCACTTGTTTTCTCTTTTCTCGTTTCCGCTGCTCAACTTGCTTTTGCATTGGAGATTGCGGCCTTCTGTTGGCTGTTGCTGCAAGATTTCTACCTTTACCTCTAAAACGAAGAAGTTCGTACTTACTGCACCAGTTATATAAGCCTTGTGGAGTGATTTCTATATTGTATGTCTGCTTGAGTAACTTAACAATATCCGTAAGATTCATCCTCTTACGAACATAATGTTCGTACAGCCAGCTTTTATCTTTGTACGGTTCTAGTGCCATTTGCGCTCAACATTAAATAATACCATAAACCAATACCAATTGCGTCAACAATGTCATCATCATCAAAATCTTCCTCCGTCATTTCAAAATATCCGGTAACAATATCCCGAACCCTGTCCTTTCTCTCTTTCTTCCTACTCGCCTCTGTGAGAAGATATTCCTTATCTTGCTTAGAAATGTTCTTATACCCAATTCCACGTTTCCATATCATCGGGTTGATATCAATTACTTTGGAACAAGAGCCCTGAGCAACTCCCCAGCAATAACCTATAATATAAGATATTATTCTGCTGGTTTGAAAGTTTTGAATATATACTGATTGCTCTATAACACATTCGCTAGGCTTGTACTCTTCGCATATTTTAGTTAGCCCATCGTTTATTGACTGAAATTTAATATGCATTTCTGAGGATTTGGGGAATTTAATTTTCCCACACTTTATCAAAGTAGGTTGCTTAACTCCTGCTTCAATTACAGCCCAACCTAGAGAGTGAGACGATGGATCAATAGAAAGAATCCTGGTAAAATTAGTTTTAGCAAAAGATTTTATACTCACATCTTTTCTTTGCGAAGCTTTTCTTCGTCCCAACCCCAACTTATCAGTCTTTGTATTAACCTTTCGTCTTTGCATCTTTCGCATATATTTTCCTTATTATAACGAGATAATATCGTTAGGCATTCCTTAGTAGTGCAAATTCTTTTTTTATCTTTATTACGTTTTTTTTCGTAATAGTTTTCTAAAAGTTTTTTGTTAGTAACTATTCTCCGGCATTCTGCAGAACAATATATGCTATTATAAACTTTTGCTTCAAAATTTTTAACACATTCTGGATTTTTACAAACCCTAAAGACACCACTATTCACCATCTCCCCAGCATAAAGCAGCCAAATCACAAGAGGAACAATTCTTAGATGTTCTCTTATATGGTCTGTCTGGAATATTTTGTGTTACAAAATTTCCATAAAATTCTCTGTATTTTTTAAATAATTTGTCAATAAACACTTGGTCTTTTTCTATATAGATTGGAAGTATCTCTTGATTGTTCTTGTTTTCGTAGATAACAAATCCACTGTCAAGATCTAAACAATGCATATATATCTGGGCTTGTCGGTAATGGTCATCCTTTGGTTTTTTATAAATCTGTCTATAATGGAAACCTTCAGAACTAATTGATTTTAATTCTATCAGCTTATCTCCATACCAATTAATGATACCATCTGCTGTGCCCTCAATGGGTGGATCTGAGTATGTTACTTTAATTTCCTCATCCACAAGGATGCCCATATCTCTAAAATAGCTATATAATCTTTCGTGAACAGCGTGTCCATTATCAAAGATTCTATGAGTTTGTGGACTAAAATCTGAAGTTACATTTACACCTTCAAATAGATAGTACCAGTATCTAGAGCATTGATTGGTATAGCTTGGATGAAAGCCCCCAACTTTTTTAAAAGTTGTTTGATTTTTCTTTGAAAGATGCTCATCTATTGCCTCGCGTAAAGTATGCTCCAAGTCCGCCGGGGACTTAGATTCAACAATTGCAGTCTCCTTTGGCTTTTTTAATTGTTTTAATGATTTCATTGATTATACCCGCCCTTTCCGGCAATTTTTAATGCGTTGATATTCTCAGCCAGTGCTTCGTACATAGTTTTCCAAATATCGTTAACAAACTTATCCTGGTCTGACATGATTGCAGATTTTCTTTTAAACGCTTGAGATTTAATAATCATTAAAGTTCGGTATGCAGCAAGTATATTAGCGTATTTTATTGCCTGGGTACCTAAATAGTGATCCGGATTCTCAATAATGTCCTGCACAATCCTAATGCACTCAATAAATTCTTCAGCCTTGTCACCCATGTGCTGGGCGATAATTTCTTTACTAATGATGATGTCTGGCATTATTCGTACTCGCTTCCCGCAATCAGTTCTTTAAAAACGTCCCAGTCTATTATAGCAACCTTTGTCTCGGAATCCTTGCCAAAAACAACAGAAATGCACGGATATTTATAATTATTCTCCCAGGCATCTTTTTGAATTTTTTTCCAAAGTTTATGAGTGAAAGTAAATGTCTTTTCATTATGTTTATAATCAAGCATAAATTTATTCATAATAGCATCGCCCTTCTTAAGACCACGACCGGAGTTTTTGACCTCCTTTGCCTTATCTCTTTTGATTTCTTCTTTCTCTGTTCTTTTCATATAAAGAACCCGTCAATCTCATCTCTAGAGGCCTTTCTAAAACAATTTTGTTGAAGTAGACCTTTTGCCAACACCTCATCGACTTCACAAAGTCTGCTCTGTGGTGAAAATTTAATTCCATTAGGTGTTATGTAAACATTATTTCCAGTAAATACTATATATTCGCTTTTTACAACATACTTCTCTACTGGGTTAAGCATGTCTACACCCACTCTTTTTATAAATGAATTTAAAAAGAAGCTAGATTTATTTTGCCAATTGTATTCATCAATTACGTCTTGAGCCTGGTTGTAAAAGTAATCACATTGATTCTGAATATCATCATATACTAATTTCATTAAATGAACTATCGATCTATACTCCGGTAGAATTACATCACCTTCAAAATACCCGGTATATTCGGTCTTACCCATTTTAGATTTGACAATATTGCCATTAAAATATTTATCATAATCACACCATACAGATGTTGATATAACTGGCATACCGGTGGCTAGTGCCTGAAGCGGTATCAGCCCAAAACCTTCACCTTCACTTGGGTACACAAGAATATCATGTTTTTTATACAATTCATACATTTGATCTTGTGTAAAAGTTTCATAAATTTTCTTTACATTAGAATTATAAAACAACTCCAAAATATTGCGCTGTGTTGTATTTTCATTAGTATGAAATTTTAAAGTTAACTCAACGTCCTGATTGTTCCCAAATAATTCAATAAATGCCTTTAGGACTAAATCAGCACGCTTCCTTAGGCTACCGGAGTCAACATGCAAGAATCTAATTTTATCCCGGCCCCCCCTTTTATACGGTTGCCATATGTCATCAACACCGAGCTCAAAAACATATGTTGGTGTTTTTATTTTAGACCTCTTTATTGCGTCAACTGAAAACTTATTACCAACCCATATCTCATCAACATTTTTCATTGCGTCCAGCCAGTGAGGCCAAACTTTTGTTGCTTCCAGGTATGTTCCGTATATTTTATATTGGTGATCATAAAATTTCTTAAATTCTGGATGACGAAAACTTGTCATTGTTTTTAAGTTATACCATTCGGGTTCCATATAAAACATTTGAACATTTGATGATCTCTCATTTTTTAAAACTTTGAGCCTTCTGTCTTTATATTTAAATTTTGAAAAATTTTCATTTATCTTATAATACCCATGTGAATATCCAAAAATACCATTAGCATCAATAATATGCTGATCGGTGTGAATGGAAAAAAACATATCATTCGCCACTAATAATAGCCTTCCCGATCTCCATCTTCTGCTTATCTGTTAATTCAATTGATGACAAACCGTTCCACTTGCTTTCATCATATGTGTACCAAGCGCCTTTGCGCTGAATAATCTCCATCCCAACTGCTATGTCAATCAGCTCTCTATCAGCATCAATTGCACCTTCTTGCGGGAGAACGTAATAATGTCCAGAAGTACCAATGCTGGGGAGCTGTTTTGTTTTCTCTATTGTCCATGCAGCGCGTTGGCTAACAATAAGATTTGTACTGTCCCTCTCCATTTCAGCTTTTGACATAGATAAGAATAGCTTAACAATATTATGCATATTATGGTGTACTGTATTACCCATCTTTGCTTTTGTTACAGCAAACATTCCGCTAAGATCAACTGTTTGGTGGGCAACAAAGAGCATCATATTTCTCTCCTTGTGTAGGTAATTTACTAACTTTTGCAATAAATACCCTTGAGACCTTGATTGAAGTCCCATCGCCTTCCCGCCCTCCGGCTTATCATAAAATTCTTCTTTAATAATATTCGAGAGGCTGTCAAATAGAAAAACATGTTTTTCTGTTGGATGAGTAAGATATTCATAAATATTTTTCATTATCTCCTCAACAATTGTTGATTGCACAACAACAATATCCTCGACATCAATTCCGCATTTTATAGCGTATCCATCGCTGTACGAGGATTCAGAATCAATAATGACCGGCCTGTATCCCATTCTTTGTGCTTCGGCAAGAATTCTAAAACACATTGTTGTTTTACCAACAGAAGGTGTCCCCCAGAATAAATGGGTTGCGCCAGTGTTCAATCCACCTCCAAGCGCTCTGTTTAACCCGATGCTCGGTGTTGGCACCACTTGATGCACCGGCATCAAATCGCCTTTTCTCTTATCTACTAATAGCATAGCCATCCTCCTTTTTGATATTTTTTCTTTTTACATAATCTTCTATGGTAATCAGTTTATCAGCAGAATCGAGCTTAAATGAGTCAAGTCGATTAAGTGTTTCTTTATCTTCAACTCTTGAAAGTCTTGCTGCGTACCACTCTCCTTCTTTCAAAATGTTTTTAACCTTCTTGTACACAGCGGAGAACACAACAACTTTAAAAAATTGCTTACCATCCCAGCAATATATACTTGCCATTTCTTTTCCTGTTGAAGTCGTAAAGCTTCTAATGTTAAAGACATGCATCATTGTTTTTGGATCATTAATAAATCCAATGTCGTGATTGTAAACCCAAGAATACTTGTGGTCCATCCCTTCTTTCTTCATCATCATGATGTTAAACAGCCTTGAGTCCTGTGCTTGATAGACATCACAGTAAGCATGCAAAGTTCTATCACCGATTAATGCGTACACATAGTCTCGCTGGGCCAGCTCAGTGTTTCTTTCACCAAAAACAGTGCAAGAACCAGAGTGGTCTTCAAATTCAACACGAAGATAATTTTGAGCCTTCTTTGTAGATCTAACAACTGCTTTAATCAGAGTAAGGCTTGATATTGTTTCGTGAAAATCTGCAGCGTTTTCTACAAATTCATCAATCTCTGTTTTAAACTCACTTGCCTTAATGGGGAACCCTAGGATAGGAAGATAATATCTTGGATGATCGAACTGGGAAACGTAACCAATTGATTCAAAGGCACCAACCTTGTCTAGATTTTCTCGCAACGGAGCCTTGACGGAAGATTTGGAGCATTTACTATTAAACTCCTCAAAAGAATTAAAGGGCCTCTTGCCAAAGATTTCCTTAATTGCACTCACACCACAACCAGTTACGTTGGTAAGACCAAACCTAATGCCTTCATCCTCACCCTGCGTCGACATTGAAAAAAATTCCTGTGATTTATTGATGTCCGGAGGATATATCTTTAGACCCAGGCGCTGTGCTTCCATCAAATAAGCTGTAATCTTATCTGTTGCGGACTCATTGAACAATAAAGCCCACATAAACTCGAGCGGGTAATTGACTTTCAACCACATTGTTTGATAAGACATAAGCGAATAGGCAACAGCGTGAGATTTGTTAAACATATATAGCGCCGACATTTCAAATTCAGACCAAATCTTTTCAGATTGCGCTTTGGTAAGATATGTGTTACTTACAAACTTTTCCTTGAACTTATCAAACTCGGCTACGTCACGTTTTTTACCGATAATCTTGCGCAATGAGTCGGCTTCTGACCAAGAGAATCCGGCCAGGATTACTGTCATCTGCATCAACTGCTCTTGGAAAATAACGGTGCCATACGTTTCTTCCAAGATGGATTCCACTACTTCATGGGCATACTTAGGTTTTGTTTCACCCTTTTTACAGTCAATGTACCTCTGCCCTTGCGATAGCAAAGCGCCGGGTCTAACCAGTGCGTTTGACACCACAAGGTCATTAAAGTTATCAATACCCATTCTTTCAATCAAATTTCGATAGGCAGCAGCGTCAGCTTGGAAAACACCCACCGTGTTAATATTATTAAAGTTCTCATACACCCTTTGGTCATCTAGGGCTAGGGATTGTGACTCCACATCCACCCCATAACGCTCCCTAATCATCGCTAGCGCGTCTTTAATGACAGATACGGTCTTGAGGCCCAGAACATCTATTTTAATAAGACCAACGGCTTCTGCGTCTTCCATGGCAAAGGCTGTAACGGCACTGCGCTCCCCACCTTGCGAATCCTTTCTTGACTCCACAGGACACACCTCGGTTAATGGCACGGCAGATACCACCATGCCCGCAGCGTGTACGCCTGCGGTGCGAACCCGCTCTTGCAATCTTTCTGCCAAGATCGGCACATCCGGATATTTGCGAACAAATATCTTTCCCTTCTCCGTGCTCTTTAATTCCTCGATTGTTTCAAAGTATGGTGTAATTGCATTGATCTCGGCATATGGGACCTGCAAAATCCGGGCGACATCTTTGACCGCACTCTTTGGCTTGAATGTACCATAGATAGAAATTGCCGCTACCTTATCTTCACCCCACCGTGTGGCGAGATAATTTTTGACCTCATTCCTGCGTTTGTCTTCAAAGTCCAGGTCAATGTCGGGATAGTCGTTTCTTTCGGGGTTGATAAATCGGGCGAACAACAGCTTGTATTTAATCGGGTCTACTTTTGAAATGTCGAGCAGGTACGCCAGCACGCTACCGCCAACAGAGCCTCGCCCTGTGCCTCTGCCAATGCCGCTGTTATCCGCCCACTTAACAAGATCCCATACAATTAAGAAATAATCGGCAAAGCCAAGTTGTTTAATAATACCCAGCTCTTCGTTGAGCCGTTGCACATATTCATCGCCCAGGCCCAACTCTTTTAGGCGAAAGCCCGCAACTTCAGATAGATAATCATCCGAGTTCATTGCACGCATAAATTTTGGCAATAGGTTCTTGCGCTTCTCCAGCTTGGCGGTGCATTTCTCCGCTATCTCAATCGTATTCTCCAGAATATCCACACGATCATAACCGGCATCTTTAAACCACGAGGCCACCTCGTCAGCATGAGCTATATATGGGTTAATCTCATCAAACCGAAGATACCTGTTAGGATACATATTATTGATTTTCGCCACCATGTCGAGACCTGCCATATGAATATGACTGGAGTGGTCTTTAGCATGTCTTTGCTCTGCTGCGCCAAGGCTGGGGTATTGTGAAATCATGAGTAGGATTTCTTCACACCCTTTGTCATGCCTTGTTGGGAAGTGACAGTCTGCTGTTGCTACTACAGGTCTATTATATGCACCCGCCAAACTTATAAGGCCATCATTTAACTCTTTAGGATTCCAAGCCTGTATCTCATAATAGAAATCATCTTTAAATATCTTTATAAAGCGTTCTGATAGCTCCTGAGCCCTATTCGTGTCGCCCGCCATAATTGATTTTGATATCGCACTTGCCATACAACCGGACAATGCAATGATATCGTTATCCACTAATTCCTCAAGGAGATCAAAGTCTATTCTTGGTTTATAGTAAAAATTCTTTGTCCACGCTGTTTGATTCATTTTAAACAGCTTTTGCAATCCCTCGTTGGTTTTGGCAAGAAGTATTAAATGGAATCTTTCACTTGTGTCCTCGGAGTCTTGTGGAACTGATGGCACAAAGTATGCTTCAATACCAAACAGTGGTTTTACATTATGCTTGTTGCAAGCATCTTGAAACTTTAAAACACCGCCCATTGTGCCATGGTCTGTGATAGCTGCTGCAATTTGACCATTGGTGCTTGTAATTTTAGCTATCTCGTCTGGCGTTGACATCCCATCAAGCAGGGAGTATTCAGAATGACAATGAAGGTGAACAAAATTTGTCACTTCTTTTCCTTAAAATTGACTAGGTGGTGGATCCAGTTTAATATCAAATAGCGTATCTATGGAATCATATTCATCCCAATATTTTTCGTTATACCATTGTTTTCGTAGATAACATTTAACACCGGATTTTTCTAATTTCGCAATCTCCGCTGGGTTGTCTTCAACAACAAATATTGGATCAATATTCTTAATAATGTTAATTTTTTTACCAAATTCAGAAAAATATGGCATCCTTGAATTTATGTTCCACTTTTCCAACCATGGCAAAGTTTGCTCAACCGATGCAGGTTGCTGTCTTGCAGTTACAATATCAATATTGTACCCAATGCTAAACCAGTAATTTATTTGATACCAAGCGTCTTCATACGGCTTCATGTTTGCCCAGAATAATGGTGTGTTAAATATTTTTAAGATGTCAGGATCATCAACTTTAGATATAAGCCAACTTCCATAATCTACTAAATCGCCAACCTCATTGCTCATAGACGCATCAATGTTTGCAATCACTCCGTCCAAATCAAGCACAATAGTTGGGCTCTCTACTTTTACTGTTTTCATTTTTTCCTCTTTCGTGGGTCGTATAGGGATTGAACCTATATCTTTCACCTACAAAGGTGAGCTCTGACCAATTGAGCTAACGACCCTGCTTAAATCACCAGCTATCTTTTAATTCACCAGTGGTTAAGAATACTTGTTGTTTTTCATAGGGCAGCTTCATATAGACATTATCCAACTGATGCATTGGCAATTCACTTATAACACTTGTTTCCGCTGATGCATCAAGAGGGATAAGCGAATAATTTGTATCTGCTGCAGATGAACCGGTACGAGAATACTTGTAGTATCTATCAGTAATCGTACCAAACTCCTTAGCATACTCAATTAGCGTTAACCCAATATGTCTTTGATTAAATGTCGTGTCAAGAACCCTAGGCTCCCAAACACCCGGCTCTGTTTCAACTGCAATATTAATCAGCAGGTGCGGCTTCGGCCTCCATGCTTTATCAACTACTGCCTGTTCACTTGCCCAGCATCTATAATTAAACTCTTCCATAGATGCAGTTGATGCGACTCTCCATTTCCAGTTAACTGGTGAGGTCACAACAGGTACTGTAATTCCAGTACCGATGTTTTCAGAATAATTTTTAGAGTCTTCTGTCAATTCCTGTCTGAATCTAATTCTGAATGACTGCCCTGCTTGAACAGTAAAGAAACGTTTTGGACCGTTTTTCCCACCTGTTGGTGCTACTGCCTTTTCAAGGTCTTTTAATGTTTTAACTGATGTAAATGCCATGTGATTTTCTCCTATATGATTTGATTTTTATTGTTAATTGCTTCTTGTATTTCATTACTAGACATTTCGCCCGGATCTTTCAATCCCGGCGGAATGCTTGCGAACGAGAGATTCTTCCCTCGGCACATCTCTATGATACCACGCCTCATGGCGTATCCAGCGTCATCATTGTCAGAAAATATGATAATGCTGTCAAAAAACTTTTTTATCATTCCGATTTGCTTTTCAGACACGGCAGCGCCAAGCGTAGCTATTGTGTTAGGAAAGCCTGCTTGATGAACAAACATACAATCTATGCTGCCTTCAACAATTATACAAGATGGGTGTTGCTTGGCATTTTGAATATTAAATAAGTTGTCAGCCCTTTTAAAACCCTTGTTATACAGATATCTAGGGTCTTGCTGAGACTCCACCGCTCTACCAATAAACCCAGTTAGCTGATAGTTATGAGACCTCACTGGTATCACAACCCTATTTTTTTCCGTTGAAAAACCAACTTCAAAGTGTATCAATGTATCCAAAGAAATACCTCGCTCAATTAAAGTTTTTAACTTAGACAGCTGGCTTGGATCTTCGTAATCTATTAAAAGATTATCAATAGAAAGCTCATCATTGGCTTCCTTTACATACTTATAAGTATTTAATTGTTTATCTAACGAAACTCTGTCTAGAGCGAAATCCTTGCCATATGGCTTGCCTGTTAAATGAAAATATAGCTGCCTAAAGTTACCCTTTTTACCACAGGATGGATTAAAACATTGCCATAGACCCGTTTTAACATTAATGTACATAGCAGCACTGTGTACATTTTTATGAAATGGACAATACACATTTAACTCTTGACCAGTTGCAGATTGCACTGGAACAGCATATTTAGCAAACAAATCGTATATTTCTTCTTCTAATTGTTTAGACGTAAATTTTGAATTTGTAGACATTGCGCCCTGCATCGTAGTCGGTAATTAAACTTGTCTTTCCAAAATCACCCTTTTTCTTCTTCGCTTCATCCTCCATCCAGGGCCTTAGTCTCCATAGCGTTTCAATATCTACAACCTCGCCAGAAACAACAACTTTCTTTATCTTCCTTTTCATTAGATATCCCACTCCTCCGTCCATTTTCCTGTTTCTAGATTCCATCTAAGATAAAAACCAAAGTGCGAAGCTCTCCTTACTTTTCTAGACACAACCTGAAACAAATCTGATGATGGCTCTCTATGTATAGCAAGAACCAAATCTGCGTCGTAGGCCAGCTGTTTACTCCAGGCAACCTCTTCTAGTTCAGGTGGTCTTTCCGAGTGACCATCAGCCATTGTTACTGCAGCAACATCTATGATCGGAATGCCATTCTTAACTGCTATTCTTTTAAAAGCTTTTGATAAATTTTTTGCCTTCTCTGTTTCGGTTTTAGAACCAGATGCATCATCAAACAAACCGTGGTAGTCAAGAATAACAAGATCAGGATGATATTGATCAATTTTAGCCTGCACCATGTTTTGATCTGCTGTCTCTAAACCCTCTGATGTTACTAAGTGAATTGCATGCTTACCTGTGAACGTAGCTTCAGCCCACTTTTCATATGTTTCTAAAATATCTGGATTTGCTTTTATCAAATCAGTATTAGTAAAATGCCCTTCTCCATTATTTAAAAGAGTGTCTAGTCTCTGGCCCTCTTGCTGCTTATTCATTTCTAATGAAATAATAAGCGGTCTATAGCCAGCCTTCCAAGCATTAACAGCAAATAATCTTGCAATAAATGATTTACCAACACCGGTCCAGCCTAGGAGAACTACAAAATCCCCAGACTGCCAACCTCCAAAGACTTTATCGATTACATCAATCCCCGATGGCACGCCCTGAATTAATTTCTTATTCTTAGCCCTTTCCTTTAAATCTTCGGCCCTCTCTTTCCAATCACCAACAAGGTCAGTATCTTTTAGATTGCTGGAAAATTTATATAAGTTTGAAGATTCCTGCATCAAGTAAGAGATGGCTTGCCTAGCGCCCGCCTCTCCAATCAATGCGTGAGCTTTTGAAACAATACTTCTTGCTTGATATGCGAGAGACTCTTGTTTTGCCTCATCAATATAATACTGAATTGGCTCAGGTGTTAATATAAACTCAAAGTCCGGATGATGTTGTTTTACTGTTTCTTTGGAGGGAACTCGTTTATGGTTTTCATAATGATTAACTACAAAATTCCAAATATCACGATGTTCTAAGAACACATTCTCAACACCACCATTTATAGCGGAGATGTAGTCTTTAGAATCAATAATTGCATTAAGCAATCTAACTTCGTAGTTCATTTAAGATTCCAATCTTTTTTTAGTTTCCTGTACGATGTCCTTAAATTTGTCTTGCGACTTTTTTTCAAATTCAACCTTTTCAACGAATGATCGGGATTCTACAGCAAAATCAAACACCAAGAACGGACCTGGGCGAGATTTTATGAAATACTCTACCGCACTCTGGAGATTGTCTTTCTTATAAAAAGAAGCCAGTGCATCAGCAACCTGCTCTTGCCTTGGAGAATCCGGTATAAAAAGTTTACGATACTTTTTGCAACAATCTTTGAAGAACTCTATCAGTTCGCTTCCAGTTAGAATCATTTGCTTTATTCACCTTCTTCCAAGTTTCTTGCATTACATCAAATTCAGATAGACCGCCATTAACACCGTAAAAAGAATCTGTCTCCCACATATTGAGCAGACATTCCTTCCTAACAGTGCATGCTTTGCATACAGTCTTGGCGTACTCGACTTCTTCGTATTTATAAGAAAACCAATACTTGCCATTCTTATCTATTAAACAAAGAGCCTTTTTTCTCCAGCTATCTTTCATTTTTCGGTATCTAATTCTTGGAGTTTTGCTTCTATTTGCGAATCAACAACATCCCACAACTTTTTCCAGCCATCCTCGTCCTCAATGCCACTGCACACAACTCTGGCACCGGCATCCAATCTGAGGGATTCATAGTTACCTAAATTTTTTGTAATACCAACAGATGCCCAGATTTCGACCTGGCCCTCGTTAAGTACTTTATTTACTTGTGCCATTACTATCTCCTTTTTAGTTTGATTTTTTGTGACATTCTTATAACTTTAACATTAACTGGTTTACTGCGAGATGGCCTCCCCGGTACTCTTCCATTAAAAAAAGCAACCATGTCGTAAACATCTTGCTTCTCATAGTACCGCCAGTTCTTGTAACCATCGCAAGTTTCGCTAAACTTTTTTCCGCTAGGTATCAGATTTCGTTTCTCGTATTTACGAATAGTGTCAGGTCTTTTTTCAACTATCTTAGCAACCTCACCTATTGTATATATTCTATGCAATATTAACTCAACATTATTATATGGGAACACAGTATCTTGTTTTGTAGAAAGATCTGTAGCATGAACTTGATTCATATTCTTAACAACTTTTTTTACCTTAATAATTGTTTCAGAATATTTGTAAAATTTGTTTTTAATTATCGTGTCCTGCAGCAACATATCTTTCCTTAACTTTTTTAAAATGGAACTCCTCTAGAATTAAATTCAGTTCCCTTATCTCAATATCAACCCCGCGAGCGCAACCAAGGCATGTTAAATCAATAAAACTTTTTCTTGATGCAAAATATTGAACACCAAGAAGCATCTTATTATGACACTTAACACATCGCAGTTCTTGATTATGATAATAACTTTTTAGCTGTGGTATATCAATTCTTTTATTTTTCATTGGTCCAACCAGCAGTTGTATTCTGCTGTTACTATACCTTTCTCGGGATGTACAAATACTAATGTTTGTGATGGCCTACCTGCAGCAGCTAAAACTTCAGCTGCATATGTATTAACTGATTCCGGACTGCCTGCAATTCTTAACTGAACTGTATTGAACGTCATTTTTGTTGGAGTGTGGAAGTGACCAATGTAAATGTCATCAAAGTCTTCCTCAATAGCGCCAATTTTCCATCCATAAGCTTTCTTTTGAAAAGCATAAAATGAAGACAGACTGCCAAATTGATCGCCGTGTGCAAGCATGGCTTTATATTTACCAATAGTGTCTATTGCATACCAATTTCTCTCCCCACGACCATCCGGTATAACAAACTTAACTCGAGGCTCTTTCTCGAACATTAACTGAGTAATCCGATAGAGCATTCTATCACCGTTTGTTTCGGGGTCATGGTCTCTTCTAGCACGACCACCAATTGATCCGTGATTACCTATCACACCAACAAATGTAACTTTCTCAAAGTTCTCAAGCATGATATTAATAAAGTTCTTCATTATTCTTGGACCATCTACTGTAATCTGTCTATACAAACCACCATCCACCAAGAAAGACTGCCCTGGGAATATCAACTCTCCCTCAATAATGTCCCCAAGAGCCCAAACCCTAACTTCCTTTACAGGGTGGTCTCTTCTCTGTATCTCAGTAAGATTGATAATTTTTTCTGCGTATTTATAAATTCTTTCTTCACACACAGTGGAATTATAATCTGGCGTTACTTTTGACAGCTGCCAATCAGACAATATTGCAACGGCAACCTCTTCACTTCCACGCCTTCTATCTATCTTGGGTTTTGGAATTGGTTTAGTTTTTGCAGAAGCCATATCATCCTTAACGGCCTGATAGACAGCAGAAACTAGATCGTCATTCTTGTTCTTTATCTTATTATACTCCTGCAACAATCTAGTGTATGCAACTTTTATTTCTGCTTCGGATTCGAGCTTTTTGCCCGATACTGGATCAGCTGGCACTTCAAATAACCCCTTATCTCGACGGAATTTACAAAGACCGCTGATATCAATTGATCTGCGACATTCTTTATCAGCGTATTTCTGGTTTGCGGTTTTTGGTTCAAATTGCTGGTCGCAACCTTTGGTGTCGCAAATTTTCATAAGGTTAATTATACACCATTTTCTCCAGCCGAGGCTCTGCCCGGAAGATTCTTTGGATTTATTTTAGACCTCTCTCTTATCTCATCATTCTTACGACGCATAGTTTCCCTCATTTTTGCACGGTGTTTGTCTGATGGCTTTCTGCCTTCTCTGTGTATTGCACTATGCTCAGGGACAGTGCATAAAAATAAATTATCAACACGATTGTCTGTTTTTATTTCATTTATATGATGCACAGTTTCCCAGGGCTCAAGATGTCTATCTAGATATGATTCAAAAACAAGACGGTGTTCATAGACATATCCTTTAATATTATATTTATGATCTGGATTTAAAATCCTTACATACCCCTTGTCATCAATATACTTCCCGCCGCCATAATTTGGATTATTTTCACCATGAACACTTTTTTCTGTCCATGTAATATCTTTTCTTTTAGAAGCTAAGCCATCTCTCATTAAACACTAGCGCCAGCATCTTCAACAATCAACTGGAGTCGCTCGGTCGCACTGGGGTTTACACTTACTGTTGGGGCGTTAGTTAGCCCTGAAGTACCGCCAACCCTCGCCACTGCCACGGAGAATGAGTTGGAAACAAGACCCCCACCGCTTTCTAAATAAATTGAATAAGTACCCGCTCCCACAACAACTATATCACTTGCTTTAACGACATCAACCACAGTGTTTGCATTTGCTGCTGTATTATAAAATGAATAGGGAGGGATGCTAAAATTCCAAACCATAACAGGCGATGAAGCCCCATAGCCGTTTGAAACCGCATTGTAGACTTTAAGCTTTAGTGTTGAATCTTCTGCCCCCTTCCCTTGAACGCTAAAGCCAGGAAACACACAGGTTACTTTATAAAAACGATTTTGATCGACTGTAACTCTTTGATCGGAACCACCGCCTGGATTTGTTAATGCTAAAATTTGAGTATCTGAGCCGCCAACGTTTGCAACAACATTGCCAGAAGTTGTTTCTATAAATTCAAGGACCCCTTGTGGTTTTGCATCATTTGCGTCCCTAATCTGCTCCATGTTCATAGACATCTGCGACAAGCGATCGGAAGAAATTGGGGTCCCATCGGACCATGAAACAAAGACGTAGTTCTCGTATGCCATTTAACTATTATACCTCATTATTGGGCCCGTTGAACAGATACGACTCTAATTCGGAAAGTTTACTTTTTAACTCGTTTATCTCGGAATTTAATTGCTCCACCGCAATCAATCTGCTATTCAAATCCCCTATGGCACCCAGCAGAAGCGGAATTGTCTTAATGTATACAACCTGCTTGTACTTTTCTAAGTCATCTTTGTTCACCACTAATTCTGGAAAAAGCGGCTCCATTTCATCCGCAATGACTCCAAAACCGTGCTTTCCTCTTAATGATTCATACGGAATATCATCTTTATAATCAAATTCGTAAATTTTAATTGAGTAAATTTTCTCTAATACTTCACTGTTCAATTGAAAAATATTGTGCTTGAGTCTTCTATCCGAATAGAAACCGTCTGGAGTTATAAATCCATCGACGTTTGTATCATTATTTACGATAAAGGTTATGTCTGCAGCATCGGCATCCCATCCAAACGCCATCGGGAAGTTGGTGCCAGGAAGATTTGAAACATCATATGTAACACCTGCATTACCTGCATTAACGCCGTCTGCGCCAGTTACCTCACCTAGTG